TTGCTATGCAAGCTAACATGATGTCCGCAAGCATTTAAGTAACGAAGCCAATCTAAGAAATCTTTGTTAGCAGTTGGCTCGCCACCACTAATGATAAAATTAACACTCTCACCTTTTGTAAAATTAGTTTCAATAAGGTGGGTAGCTCGCATTAGGTCTTCTAGAGGCTTATGAGGATCTGTGTTGTTATGAATCCACGGCCAACAGTAAGCGCAATCGTAATTACATCTACGTCCAATTTCCCAATAGACTTGTTTCTGAGTACTTGCGTGTGTGCGTTCCATTGCAACAAATTCTACCTGTTCATTGTTCCTAAGTTCGTGTTGTGCGGGTAAG